ATCGGAGTCGGAACTCCACAAGTTGCAGGGGAAGGCGGCTTTACTGCACCAGATAATGAACCTCAAGGAACAGCTTAAATAAATGTCTCTATCTGACCTACAAAAAAAATTAGAAAAAGAATCACAGGGAATTATGTTTCCTTTTAGTGCTAAAACACCTACAGTAGATACAACACAACAAGTATATAATTCTGCTACTGATGGTATTATGAATATGCAAGGTAAAAAATATGTAGGACCTGATTCAGTTATACAATATGGTTCACAAGAACAAGGTTATGCAAGACAATTAAAACAAATAGAAGCACCAATGCTTCCACAGTTTGATGAAACACAATTTCCAAAAGCAGGTGAAGGTATTGTACAAACACCTACTCCTGCCCCAACACCACCAGTAGAAACTGAACCTGAAACACCGGCAGTAGACCCATGTCCACTCGGATTTAAATTAATAGATGGTGTATGTAAACCTATTGAACAACCTAAAAGTGATAAACCAGAAGAAACAAAACCACCAAGAGTTCCTAATAAATTTGAATCATCTCTTAATGGATATTTAAGACATGAAGAAATAAAACAAGCTATAGATGGTTCTAACTATGATGTTAGTTTAAATCCTCAAAGATTACAAGACAGAATTAATATTCAAGAAAGTATATCAACTGATGGTTTAGGACAAACACAAAACAAACCTTTAACAGGTGATGTAGTATTAGCTGATAAAGAAGGTGGCACTGCAGGATTTTTAGCAGGAACTCAAGGTAGTGACCCTACGTTAGGTGTAACCAATGAACAAAAAACATTTAATATAGATGTTACAAAAGAAATGAAAACTGCTAATATGGATGCTGCTATCGGAACTATTTTTGGTAGCATATTAGGTGGAGGGGCAGGTAGTCTTATTGGTGGATTACTTAGAAAAAATTATGAAAATACTTTAATAGGTCAATTAAATGGATTAGCAGATTTTGGAATAATTGAAAAACCTGTTGATGGATTTAAAATAGATACTGAAGGTGGTGTCCTAGGAATCGGTGGTAAAAGTTTTATTAATGGTATTAAAACAACTAACGTTGCAAAAAATAGAATAAGACAATTAATTTCTCAAGCTACCCCTGAGTACAATAAAGAAGTTAGACAACAATTAGGTAAAGAGTATTTAGATAAAACAAAAGATTATCAAAAGGCATTATTTTCAGCAGGTAACAGAAGTTTAATGGAAGGTGTGTCTGATGAAGAAAGAAGACAATTAGCAGAGTTAGATAAAAAATCAGGAGTAACAACACCAAGAACTTCACAAGGTGGCTTTGGTGGCTTTGAAGCAAAAACTAGAAAAGAAAAAGAAGACGCTAGAGAAAAAGCAGAAATGGTAGCAAAAGAGTATGCTAAAAAAGATAAATTAGCTGTGGATAGTTCTTGGAAAGATAACTATAATTGGTCTGGCCCAAACAATACAGGCGAAATGTTAGGTGAAAAAGACCAAAAAGGTACTACTGGTAGTAGTGGACAAAACAGAGGTTCAGGTTCTGGAACTGGTAAATCAAGAGTTATTTGTACAGAACTATACAGCACAAAAGAATTATCAACTAAAGATTGGATTAGAGATACACAGTTTACATTTAAACATTTAAGTAAAACACATGTTAAAGGATATTTAGCATGGGCAATACCTACAGTAAAACATATACAAAAATATAAATTATACAGAAAGGTATGGAAACACATTGCACAACATAGAGCAAATGATATTGCTTGGAGAATGAAACAAGGCAAATTTGATTTGCTAGGAAGAGTATACGCAAGTATAGGTGAGCCTTTATGTTGGGTAATAGGAAATTTTGTAAGTGATTACAATTTAAATAAACTAGGAGTAAATAAACAATGGCAGAAGCAATGACACCAGATAGACAAGGGATGATGGGTCCGGATGTCTCAAACGAACCTGCACCTACTGGTATGGAAATGGAAAGCCAAGAGGGTGCTACTACACAATTTATAAGAAAAGAAATTAAAGCAAATATACAAAGTTTAACACCAGAAGAATTACAAATAGCTACACAATTAAATGTAGAACCTTTTAGAGATTTTATGTCTAAAATATTTGGACCTGAGTTCGGTATGTTAATGGAACAAGAATTACCCGAACCACAACCACAAGTTTCACCGCAAGGAGAAAGCCCTGCACCTACACAAGGTCAGGGAATGATGACGCAGCCACCCTCTCAATAGAGGCCCTGCATATAGGGGCCGA